GTCACTTTTAACGGCCTATGGCTAGCCGGACAAAATGTGGTTACCGTCTGTGTATCGGTGAACTTGGTAAGACCTACATTGTCAAAAAGGGACTGTAGAAGTTTTCTAGAACTGGCAAATCGAGAAAGCCTGTTAACTCTGTCAGGCTTTTAATCTTGCTCTCGATGTCCTTAACTTCACCATAGCTGATGTGATAGCGACTTTCCAAATATTGGCAATAAGCATCGTAGTCGTTTCTAGCGGTGTTCCAAACCCTACCACCATCAGCATATTGGTCCCACTCTGTGAGTTTTCCTCCGGCCTGTCCTAGGGCTATCATCTTCTCTGCAAGGACCCCAAAAATGGGCAGATTAGCTGCCCATGCTTGTAAACATTTACCCTTGGAGTAACACAATTGTTTGCGAAAATCTTCGCGTTTCGTGCCACAAACCTTGGGTAACTTGGTAGTCCAGGAGATTGTCTGAATCACCCTTGCTGGTATTCTTGTCATGCGTAATGTGCCATGACTCGTACGGAAAAACTCATTAGACAAGAAGTCAAGATCAGTAATTTCACCATAATTGATTTTCTTACAAATCTGGCCTAAGCCATGGATGTGATAATCTTTACGATCGGTGAATATGTTCTTAACACTAGCTTGGAATTGCTTCAATTGGCACTTGTCTAGGCCAAACAAAACATCGTCCCCCTTCACTTTTAAAGCGTACTTGTTAATTCCTGCTTCATAAAATGTGAACTGCCAGTAGCTTATCATCAACATGGTATTGCCGAAAGTAGTCCATCCATCACCTGATGCTCGACCAACTGCTTCATACTGTAAATCTCCATGATCTACTGAAACATTTAGGATTAGGCTGTTTTGGATGGCTTCAATAAACCGTTGAATAGATAAAGGCTCCTTCCAGTTAACATTTGGGTGCTGTGCGCACGCTTCCAAAAGCTCATTCATGAGTGCATTCATTTCAGGGTATTGTGTCATGTCAAAACCACTCCCATCTGATGCTCCCCAGATGATATTTGGTATCATCTGCTCCATATCGTCTAAAGAGGCGCATATTTGCTCCCAATTCTGACGTCCACAGTAAGGTTTAAAGTATTTGGTCGCCACCTCCTCAAGCACATTGATGAAGGGGTTTCCGTAAACCTTTTTCTCGTCGCAGGGTCCACAAATCTGCCGCTCTTTTGTATCGTTCAGTGGTGTGTCTTTCAAATCATGCTCAACGGTGCAAAATTGTTGTTCAACTTTGGTAAAAGCTTCATATTGCTTTGTTAATTTTCCATGAGTGGTCTGATGATTCGGATCAATGGATGTTCGCATATTCTTCCTATAATTCTCAGGAAAACGCTTCAACCATACTTCCAAATCAACATCCCAGAGTTCTTCATCCATACAAAGCATGAACTTAGGTATGAAGAAATTTCGGAACCATTTTGCGTACCGTTTAAAAACCGCAGGATCAAATCCAACCTTGTTGGAACATGCTCTTAGTGATGATGCAACTGCAGTTCTCGGACAATGATGTTTGATTGTCGGAGTGTAGTACTTCTCAGTCCGTATAACCGGGAATATTTGGTCAGCTGCTATATGCTCTTCGGCCTCATAATAACACGGAACTTTGCGCAAATCACCTGCATAATCCCCTCTGCCTTTCAATTTCGGTGGGTGAACACCTCGTTGTTTGGCTGGATCCACTCGCTCCTCGATGCACACACATGAGGACTGCAGGGTTGCGAAGGTGGTCCGTACCTGGGGTCCCAGGCCCGTTACGGCCTGGGATGGAGTTTTCTATTCCAACATGGTGGTCAACCTCTGCGTTTCCATAGCCCGCACAACGCGTGCTATGGTATACGCATCAGTATTCCCCAGTATGGTAGTATCCATTCCTGTCTCCAGCTTCTTTCTCTGTTCTTGAACCATTGTCTGCTGTATAGACTTTATATTCTCCTTGATGCCAATGGCTAAATAAGCCTTTATAACATCTTCCAACGGGGCCATAGCCCCCATACTTGCTTTCTCCTGTGCAAAGAAATACCATAGAACAGATCGTTTGTTCACTAGCAAGTAAGGCACACCAGCAATGTTTCGTATACGTACAGAGTACCCTCTACCTGGCCCGAATAATGTTTTAAGTTTTAAAACAAACTGGCTATTGGTAAGGGTAGCTGCTTTCATTGTGGCTGCGTTGACTGACTTGTCACCTGTTTTGACAACTTTCTCATTAAACATGTCAGTGTTAAATATTGATATAGGAATGTCTTTCTCCTTGACAATAGGCAGTGGTTTAGTCTCCAATCGCTCAATATGTTCGAGAACCTCTTCACACTTGGTTAAACCCAAGCTAGTAAATAAAGTTCCTATATTTGAATCGCCCCTTGTCACCCAAATTTGTGCTTTCCTGGCCTTGTCGTCCCATCGACTCAGCTCTGTGATTCTAACTTTATATAACACAAATGGTACATCATGATTGAGCACTTCCTCTAGAAGTTCAAACTGGGCTACATACTCAATCTCTCTCCCCTCGTGATTGCGTCTTGTAATCTGCATGCAGAACACATCAGCATCTGCCGTTATTGGAAAACGGTGCTGATAAGGTGTGTTATTCTTAATAACAGCTGCGGTAACTTCAAGACGTCCGCTCTCATCTGCTGCTATTGAATGGGTACTCTCATACTTACCATGAACTGTGGTGCACCCGTTATAAACTGCATGGAATTCCCCTCCGTTTAAGGCCATGGTTAATCTTCTCTGCAAATCTTTGTCAGATTTAAGGTTCCTGACAAGCATACGGTGATAATCATTTCCTACTATGTAGGCAACCCCATTACACTTTTGAAGTGTATATCCATCAATTGCACGATTGAGGATAGCATCTAGGACGCCTGGATAATACCACGACTCAACACTCTTAATCGCACTGTAATCATCCTCCGAACACGGGCATATAGTTTGGTGCTGTGTTACATGGATGTGATCAGGGATTAGAGCGTGGTCGCAGTTATTAACGCTTACGCTGCAGTCACTAAATGTTTGATAGGCGAAAGAATCATTGGCATCTAATGTGCCATTAGCTATCATGGCATTCTCTCTCACCATGTGATCTCGACATTGCGTGTCGAGATGCCACATATGATCTTGCTCACGCATATCATCGCGCATGTCCAAGTTGGGCGTCATCATATGTACTCGGTAAAGCCATGGACGTCTTATAATACGTCCATCTGGTTCGATCATATCTTGATACCGAGAAACGTTCCTCATCGGGCTAGCGCCCACATCCAGAATAGTACCTCGAGGCTGGTACTTGTACATGATGAGGTCATCGAAATAAGAGCGCAAAAATGCGCCTAGTGCATGTCCATGAGGGTTATACCCTTGTTTATTGCCCACATCATAGCGGGATTTATCTGGTCCGATCTGTAAGTGTCGGAAGACTCGGGCAAGGATTTCATGGGCTTCGTCAGAGAACTCATATGCACTTTTAATAGATGAGACGACTCCTCCTGCAACTGCAAGATGGTCTGCCGGATGGCGCTCGCCTCGTTGGGGTTGGTTCGGAGCATTCCTTTGTATGCCTGGATTTGCTGCTGGTACCTGATTATTTCGGTTTTGACGTTGTTGCATTGCATAAAATTTGTGGTTTTATGATATTGTTAAAGATTTGTGTCTTTA